TGTACTTCGGCTGATCCTTATAGAAGCTTGAAAGGGCTTTCTGCATTTCATACTCATCAAGTCCAGCCTGCTGCACAAAGGCCCGCATCGTGGGAAATTTTTTCTTGACCAGCTTCTTTAATTCGTTAGGGCTCATGCCTCAAAGATAGTACAGATTTTTTGAAAATTATAGTACACCCTTATTCGCAAGGTATACGAGAAACAAAACCACCCCGATGGCGGACCCGCAGGAGGTGAATATCAAAATCAAACACCCAGTGTCGCGCCTCTCTCCGTCTCGATCGGTGTAATCCAAGATGTCGGAGTCTTCAAAGATCTGGCTTTGTTTTTTCATAGCTATTCGAAGTTAAGATTTACCACTTCAGGATGGGGGTAGGTGTGCTTTCTGTCACACTCCGCGAACAACACGCACTCCAGGCACTTCTTCAGCGAAGGTCTGGCTACCATACCCATTTTGGCGTGTAGTTCCAACTGCTCGTGCATCCGGTTGCCCTCGGCAATGTGTTCCTCGATCATCTCCTCGGTGATCGGCACGAAAAAAACCTTGCAGTCCGGCGGGTTATTCTCCCCATTCTCATTTTTCTCTTTTGCAGCTGGCTTCACTACCCAGAACATGAACGGCAGACCGCTTACGTAGTGGTATTGTTTGGCCTGGGTGCCGTGGAACTCCTTCTGAATATTCGACCATGCCCATCCGAACTTTTCCCACTTGTCATAGAGAAGATCGGAATATTTCAAGTCAATCACAAACCTGTCGGCCGCCTTTAGAGTCACCTGCTGCCCATTGTCGTCCACAAAGGTCAGATCCCGCGTACACTCAACGATCAGATCCAGCGTGCCCCTGAACCGCCCCCGGGTCAATGTCTTGCCTACGTCGATTATTTTAAGCCCCCAGGCGTCCATATAACCACGGACGACTTTTGCATCATTGGCAGCCTGCCTGTAGGGCTCATACATGTCCTTATGGGTGAGGCCTACGGGAGACCCTTTGTTCGACTTCAGGGCAGATGCCATCCATTCCGGCTGCGGCACTATTCCGCTCTTTGGGACAGCCCCGCTAAGGCAGAACTCAAACCAAGTCCCGCGCTTCATACTCGGGCTGGCATCCTCGAGCAGACGCCCCTTGATGTACTTCTCCTCAATCACCCGCCCGCAGCTGCCGCCGGCCAGGTATTCGCGCATATCACAGATGAAGGATTGATTTATGAAATTCAGCATCTTACCATTCAATGAACTTGGTGATGATTTTCGATGCCACGTATCCAACAGCAAGCGCAGCAAGCGCCAAGAATGCCAGGTGCCCCAGAATGACAATAGTGCCAATCAGGAACGTTCCGATATCTTCAAACACCTTTGAGAACTTCATATTGATCAGGGGATAAGTTGTACATTTTCTCGAGTTCATCGATCGTCACCTGCCCGCGGGCATATGCCTGGACGATCGTATTCCATTCGGGGGTATTCGCCTTGATGGTACGCAGTTTCGTTACCTGCGGCGCTTGGTATGCAGCCCGGCCATCATCATCCTCACCATCACCCTCGGTCACCAGACCGTAGACGCTCTCCAGACCAGCCCGGCGCAGGTATGATATGGTGGACTTCATAGCCTGTATCGGCGCTTTGTTGCCTGACTTGTCATAGGGCGCCCTGAACTCATCAAATTCAGAATGCCCCCCTATGTGATTAAGGATAGTACGTTCAATAACATCGCTCCCTTCATACCGTGTTTCCCACCTGTGAGAAAACCCGCATTCGCTGGCCGGCTTGGCTATGGCCCTTTTGATTCCACCCAGGGTCGAATATTCGTAGGTAGTGCGTCCTTTCCCGTCACTATGCTCATAGTCCACGCGGCCGTTTTTCTTCACCGGCGGCACCATATCCTGGAATCTGGCCATGGCCTCCATGAATTGCAGTTTGGCAACCCTGGCTATCTCTGCGTTGCGCATGTTGATTAGCGCCTGGATCTCATCCATCGTCCGACCGGCCGCCAAAGCTTGACTGATAAGACCATCAGTCCTTTCAACTGGCCCCGGCGCGCCAGGGCTCATCTGCACCGGTTGTGGCTTCAAACTTTTTACACGGAAGCCCTTCGATTTCAAACTGTCCTCCGTTTCCACCGTGGTGTACTGCTCTTCGTTTTGCATTCTCTTTTTGTTTGTGGTGATTGATTTTTTTCGTGAGGTTGGCCATGGTCTGCATGCTCGCCCCGGACAGCCACCCAGGGTGTGAATTGATATGGAACTGCAGAAGGGCCTTTAACAATCGGACTCTCTTACTCATTAGATTTTAGTGATTGAAAAGAGTACAACATACGACCCGTTGAGATCGACCAGAAGGCTCTCAGCCTCCGCCACGCTCTTGGCTGTTACCGTCTCCGTTTTGCCCGTGCTGGGCTCGATGAATTTGTACAGATTCATTTTCAGTATATTTTTTTAATGCTTTGAAAAACTCATCGCATCCTTTCGAATCCTCCAGCCATCCTATCACAAAGTAGATGGCCACATCACGCTTTTGCCAGCTCAGCCGCTCAAAGGCTTTAATTACCTGTTCACGCTCTTTTTTAGTCATAAACAAGCCCTATGTGTTTCTGATTACAGGCACATGTACCGTATGGCCTTTATCGGGCTCCTCCATCCTCATAGGCTTGTGGCCACAAAACTGGGAAGCTATCATAAACCCAACGCAGGCGCCGGCAAGGAATACCCATACGGCCGATAAGATGATCTTTAATCTTTCCATTGTCGTGTTCTTTAGATGTAAATTACTCGCAGGCGTCCATTGACGCTTACCAAAGCGATAGCGCGACCCGTGCCTATCGCTTTACCTGTGCTGATTGTGCAGTAGAGTATTCGCGGCGGGTATTAAGCTGAAAATCCAATTTTGATTTCTTCATACCTGTTTGTTTGATTGTTATTGTTAGCGAAACCCGGAGCGCCATTACTCGCCCCGGGAACTTCGCGGGTTTTTTTAAAGTAGGGCGACTTGCGCCGCCCTGATTCGCTTTGGAATAATCCGTATCGTGATACCTTCTTGAAGGGGTCACGACTCATACCGTACCATGTACCGTAGCGAAATAGATGTATTCATCACTGGCGCTATCTGCGTAACACTCATGAATGTCGTAGGTATTGCCGTTGTGTTCTGCAGTTCCGATTACCCGAATCTTGCAATGCTGTGCCTGAATTTCATAAGATGCCCGCTCTACAGATGTAGAGTCGCTGAGTTCAAGAATCATTGCTGTTCCGTGGTGCACTTCGTGACGACCTTTGGATTCTGAAATTGAAGGCTTCCATGTCATAGATCTTTGTCGTTTTTCATATTCTTGCTGTTTGATGAATCAAAGATAGTACAGGGTTTTTCAAAAAGCAAGGAATATTTTTCTTTCCCGCCAGAAAAAATAAAAAACCCTCAAAATCCGCCTGATTCTGAGGGTTTAGCCTGACCTATTGAAGAAAGATTTTTTTATTTCGTTGCTCTGCCCAGTAAAAATCCAGCCCCCACCTTACCGATATCTTTTAACACCTCCACAGCACCAGCCCAAAACCCACGGCGCTTACGCTGGCAGGCCGCCAGCTGCTCTCCCGTATTCCTGATAATAACCCTGTCCTGCATGATCTCCGCCACCCGGGCTGAGTCCAGCGCTTGGAAGGAGGCCCAATCGCGGGCATTCTCTGCCCGTAGATCAACGACCTGTCCTTTGAGGGTGTCTACCAGCTCCAGCGCCACCGGCAATCGCTCAGCGGCCTGCAGGCACTCCCTGGCGTCCCTGAGAGGCATGGCGTAGGTAGAGTCAATCTCTGTCCCATCGGGGAATAAAACCCGCCTGATCGAATCCAGGGCATCTGGGGTGGCCCGCTGCCTGTTAATAGCCCATAGTCTGCGCTCGAGCCCCGCCACGAGTCTCACCCGGACGGAGTCTCGCCTGGCAGACTTAATGCTATCTGAATGGATCTTGCTCAACAGAGCCTTTTCCCTGGCCTGTACGCGCTTGATCTCGTGGATGGCTATGGTTACCGAATCCTGACTGGCAGTCTCCTCCTGAGTGGGTTCCTGTGGCCTGTACAGCAAGAACATTAACAGCCACACAACAACACCGGTCCCGAAAAATATTATCCACTTATTCATGATAGTAGATAACGATCACCGAAAGCATGCAGAGAACCAAAGCCAAAATCTTAGCGACAAAATGTGCTGTCGGACCGGATTTGCCGAGGCCCGCAAAGAAGCGGTCAATCCATCCAGAATCCCTCTCTTTGTGATCGTAATACAGCAGGGCCTCCCCCCAGATGAAATTCAGCACCAATTCAAACACTATCCAAAAACTCGTTACCTGAAAGATTACCAGGACTAAATACAACGGCCATTGATCCTGAGAAGAAATAAACAACGCTCCATGAAGTATGGACGCCATTCCGCGCAGGATTCCTTGCACGAGGTAATTCGGTTTCTCTCGGCTACGCGCAAACCAGATATTGATCCCGATGGCAATCGCCCAGATAAATAATTTGATGGTTATCATACGAGTTTTTTGATGATGACAAATCCCAGCACGCGCAAGCCGTTCTGAATGTTGCGCACCAGCTTCCGGTCCCTGGCCGCCACGATATAGCCCTCACGGGCGCCGCCATCGTTCGTATTGCCCTCCACCGTGCCGAAATCATGGGGAAGCCTGGCCGACACGCAGATACCAGCATGTCCCTGCCATTGCGCCTTACCATTCACGTAGTGCTGCCAGATCACCAGCGAACCGGGCACCGGCACCTGGCTGATCTCGTAACCTGCCGCCTGAAAGTTCTTGAAGGTCTGCACCGCGGAAGCATTGAATAGCTTATCCAGCTCAGCCGCCAGATCCGGGTAGGCCTCCTTAAAACAGAGTTCAGAAAAATACGAGCACCACGCCTGCTTTTTCTGAAAACCCACGGCCTCCATTTTCTTTTCGAACACAGTATCGTTGAACCCCATGTTCCCCGGCTTCTCGGTCTGCCCGATGTACTTACGCGCTACGTCAACTACAGTCATGAAAATATCTGTTTGAGTCCTTCAAAGATAGCGATTATAGTGCCGATCCCGGCCAGGGCAACACCGATCACAGAGAACGTCCTTTTAACACTGGCTTTCCTCTCTCTCTCGATTGTGCGCCAATCCTTCAACTCACTCACATCCCGCTCAATCCGGGAGAGCTGCGGGCGCAACCCCTCTATTCCCAAATCGGAATTACCTTTTATCTGCCACAGGATCTCTTTTACCTGCTGCTCCATCTGAGACCCGCTTTGTTCTTTCACTGGAGGGGGATTTTTACTTGATCCGTATCCGCTGGCCGTCCGCACCAATCAGCCACACTTTCACTATTCCCAGGCTGTCAGATGACTCCCAGGCTGAGCCGTGTGAATACCTGATCTTGATGCTTTGGAAGGCCCCAGCATCAACGGAAGGCGACCATGCGGGGGAATCCTTCGTAGGCGCATAGGATGCGTCCAGCTTCAGCGCAGAGGCATCCCCGACCAGCTCTACAGTGCCGGTTTTGTTCGTGATCTTACCTGCCGATCCAGCCAGCTTGTAAAGAGGCACGCCGGTTTTTGTATTCAAAATGTTGTTTGTGAACTCCAGCGGCCCATAGTACTCAAGCCCGACACGGGAGGTATTCAGGAATGTATTGCTTACCACGCGGTCCGTTTTCCCGTTGGGAATATAGTTCACTTGCATCACCGCCCCGCCGTCCTTCGTACCGCAGTTTATGAGAAGGTTATTATGCACATAAGAGCCGCCAGGACCTTGCAGCTGCAGGCCGAAGCCCGTGCCGGTATTGATGGTATTTCCATAGACCTCCGCTACGGTTCCTGGATTAAGGATGATGCCTGCATTTTGGGTGTAAGCGCCCGCTGTGCCGTAAGAATTCACACTGTTGTAACGTATCCAGCATGTCCCCGACGGCACAGCGCCTACCTGGATGCCATCGGCCCCGCTAGTTGTGATCGTGTTGTATTCCACAATCACATTGCGTCCTTCGTGCTCCAGGGCTGTGGTCTGCCCACTGGCGCATGGGCCGCCCTGGATAGCCCCGACACTATGGTAATGTGACTCGTTGATATAGATTCCCTCGCCGGTCTTTGTAGAAATTCGGTTGTGATGGAAATACACCCCATCAAGAACGAAGTTCCCACGCCATGTCTTTGGGTCGCAGGTCGGATCTGTCTTTGCATTCAATCCCGAATAACCGGTTGTAATATCAAGGTGATCGGCTTCCACATGCTGGGAGAGGTCCCGGAAGTCCACCGCTTGGCCGCCGCCATCGATCTTGATATTCACCGACCCGGTACCCATTGGATCACCAGTGAGACGCACGTACTGGCAGTTGTAAAAGGCAATCACGCGGCCGCCTGGGTTTGCTGCATTGATAACAATAGGATCGATGGCGGTGATGATGATCGGATTCTCCGCGGTGCCCTGTAGGTCATGGAACTCGATCTCCAGCCGGTTGCCGCTCATGATCAACCGATCACCAGGTTTCACGCCATATTTTGAGGCTTGAACATTCCAATCTGCAGGCCTCAATAGAATATCGGATGATGCAGCGACGTTCCTAAAAAGTTGTTGATACTTTTTAAAATTCGGGCCGTGATCAGATGCAAAGATTTGCGCGTAGGAGGCAATAGAAAGAAGAATGAAAAATATTGTTTTCATTTTTTTTGTGGATTAAGGTATTGATACTCCCTTGTTTAAAAGCCACGCCCGAACATCGGTACGCATGCCGGATCGGTTAATTAAGTCCGCCCCAACGCCAGAGTAATAGAATGCTACATTTGCGTCAAGGAGAAATGATGCGACTCCGTCATCATTCTCTGCCAGCAAGTAGGCTATCGCATTGATATATGCCTGCGCTGCCGTAACACCAGTGACCTCAGTAGTCTCTCTCAGGAAGTACCGCGTGGTACCGGTCCTACTTGCGGCATAGAATCCAGGCATGGAAGTACTCGCCGTTGTAAGTCCAGAGGTTGCCGTAATGCCGCCTGACGCCAAATCTGAAGTGTTACGCGGGAAGATACGTTCCCCTTGGTTAGTGCCAGCGCTCAACCCGCCGACTGACTTATTGCCTCGTGTGGGGTCTGTTATCACGTAGGCCCCAAAGGCAGTATTGTTTGAAGCCCAAGACGCATGCAGTGAAGGATTGAAGCCCGTGCTGAAGTATCCCGTTGTGCCGTCCGACTTGTACCCCTGATCTGCGGTATAAGTCACCGTGCCACTACTGGTAAGGTCGAAAAAAGGTCTAGCCAGGTTCTTAGTTGCCACAGCCTGATATTTGGCGCCGAGTGCATAAATCCTGTCAAACTTGTTCCCGAGGCTGAGTTCGTTCAGTGGAAGGCCCTGGCGAATCTTTATGGCCACCACAAGATCATCCACGTCCTTTTTCTGAGCGGCTGTTGGCGTGCCACCAGCTCTGGAAAACGCCAGCTCTGTTTCAGGCTGATAAGCGCCACGGGTTCCGAGTTGGCGAAGAGTTATTGAATAAGTAGACGCCAGATAATTCTCCAACTTCTTACGGCTGTAATCGCTAATTGCACTATCTGATTTATACGCCCAGTACTTAAAAGCAACAGGCGCAGTCTCAAGATTGGATGTCTTCTTTGCGCCTATCACCATATTATCCAAGTCCGTATTGAAATATCCAGACCACCGAGCGACCGCAGGTAGAGTGGCTGCAGTGTAATTCTTGTTCATTTCAATACCATTGATGAACATACGGATATGATATCCGTTACACGTCACAATCATAATATAGAAGTCACTACCGAGTGTCTGTCCACGCCCCTCGACTGCCTCGGTGGAAATTGAGGTGTACTGAATAAACTTAGACCCGACGCCACCAGCTTTAACGCGAATACCAACGTGTTTATAGGCATCTGCTTCATCACCGAAAGAGAGCAGGTATCCATCATTTGTTTTTTGGAGTACGCAAGCAAACGTAAACTTTGTGTCACTATAAAATGTCGCGTATGATGGAATCGTGAAATATCCGCTGCCAAGTGTATTGATAGCGCTATTTGATAATTGAGGCGCACCAACGGCCGTCGCATCCCTTGAGTTTCCACTTTGATCGTTCAGTTGTGTTATTACATTACCTGTTGTGTTTACGTGCCCCGCATCATACTTGATCGACCATGTTACATGGTCTCCAGATGGAGTAAATGGGGTGTTAGGTTCGGTCTGTATCCTTCCGAACGATGCCCTATTAGTATAGATTTGGCCCACGGTACCGCTGCCAGCATCACCGGCCGCGCCAGCAATATCCTTATCAATCGTTGTTACCCCATACCCGTAAAGGCATGAGACGAAAGCAAAATTAACCCCATCGGGTATATAATTTTGCGGTCCGTTTAGCTTATGAATATTGTGATTGATAATGTTCTTGTTCATGTCGCCCATGTCAGTCCAGCTCGCACCATTGTTAGACGTGCGAAACATATGATATCTGTACGCAGGGTACAGCGCGGCACGGGCGCCATCCCAAATCTGCATGGTTTCATCTAGCACAACTATAGCGGCATATGTAATACCATGCTTATGCTGCATCCATTGCATACTGATGTAATCTGGCGGCACTGGAGGCCGAACGAATCCGGTCGTGTTAGATACATACGGAGTATCCAACGTGACAAGGGTGTTTCCGCCGCTGAAAGCTTTCGATAGAACTGTGGCGCTTTGTCCATACGGGCTATAGAATACTCGTTTGCCGATAACAAACTCACGTGTGTGATCAGCCCCATTTATTTGGACTTGGAGCTTACCCGCATTAGTGTTGACCTGCGCAAAGGAATATTGCTGCGCAGAGGGCAATGGCGTATAGCCTGGCAGTGATGTGACAGTTTGGGTGAATCCGGAACCGTCAAAATATCCAAAGTAAAACACATTATTGTTCTTTTCATCAATCCAGATATAACGAAAAACCCCGTCATCCCCCAGCGAACAGGCAATATTGGCTATGTTGATATTAGTGTTGAGCGTCCCCGCAATTTTAAACTTTCCAGCGTACCCACGAAGAACATCCACCGTTATGGCTGCTGCACTGTTAGGAATACTGATCGACACGCTGCCGTCCAGGCTATAGAATGTTGACCAGTCCAGTGTTTTCCAAACAAAATATTCCTCATGTGCAGCACTGGTAGATGACTGAATAACCTGATAGTAGTATCCAGACGCGTCTTTGTAGGATCCGTTTGGCCTGAACGTGTAGACACGTTTACCCACCTGGCTTGGAATGATAAGGTCTTTGAAATTAGATAGTGTCTCAGTAAGAGAATCCAGCGTCCTTATCGTTACCTTATTCGAAGTACGTTGATACGCTACAACGAAAGAGCTGTGCCCCACTTGCCAGAATTCGCCACGCGCGTTTTGCCCGGAGCAGGTATCTATCTTATAAAAGTTGTAGTCTCCGGCCTTAGCTCTCCACAGGTCAAATATCTGACCATGATTTCTTTCTGATATCGCGTAAGTGTAGCCGTTCTTTAAAGCAATGCCTTTGTCAGTTAGGTGATTATCCGCGTTATCCAACCAGTCGCCGGCGTCCTTAACTGCTTTGTTGTACCCGGAATTCTGGTCGTAAAAAGACACCAGTCCCCAACCTCGAAACTTTGTGTCCCACGGATGCGCTGTAAACCATACGGTTTTTCCGTCATACTCAGAATATACAACTCCAGTTTCATTCCTGTTATTTGGAACCCGGTCTCTGATTTCGAATGTATCACGATTCCAGGTGAAGCTATGTGATTCAAACTGAAGCATGTTATCAACGCATATAGCTCCAGTTCCTGTGGTCACAGGGCCTCCGGAATCGTTTCGAACAACCATTTTTTGGCCTACAGCTGATGAAAATGCGAATAAGAGGAAAAAAAATCTCATACTGCTTTTTATGGTTTCTGATCTCTTATTATCCATCCTGTTGGCTTTGCTTGAATTTCCAGATAATCCCATTGGTTTGACAGTGTGGCATCCGTTGTGCTTCCATTGATGGTTTCTGATCCATCCTGTGCTATTGTAATCGTTCCCGTTGAACCTATTCTCGTTATGTGGAATACTTTTCCTCCACCCTGCCACCCTGTACCGGTTACCGAAGACACTGGGGGCAGCGTAACAGTAAACGCTCCGCCGCTTCCGTCGCAATCTATATTTCTTACGGAATTGGCTGTTAGCGTTATAGCGCTAGTTACATCCTGGGCAGCGTCCATTACGACAGAAATTGAAGCCGAATTGACTAGCGCAGAACTCGCGGAACCTCCCGTAGTTACGACGCAGTTGTAATTTGTCGTTGATAACGCCACACCGGTTGTTGTTGTTGTTGGGGTCCAGTTTGTTCCATCGTACTGCAATACTTGGTTGCTTGTTGGGGATGTTGACGATACATTAATACCTCGTAATTTTGCAACAATTGGATTAGGATAAGTTCCGGTTAAATCTCCTCCGGCTGATGATCCACTTCCTAATTTACTATTAAAAGTATTCCAATCAGTTGATGAAAGGTATCCATCTGTACTTGTTGTGGATTGTGTAATTCCTATTGTGCCTGTGCTAGTTATAGGACCTCCGGTAATTGGTGATGTAGTTGCAATCGATGTTACACCAGAAGCCGCAGGAGTAATCCAAGTAGGAGATGTGCCAGCCCCTCCACTGGTTAAAACCTGGCCCGATGTGCCGGGAGTTATACCTCCTATATCCCATGACCCATCTGTATCAATTTTAAGTCGATACCTATTATTAGTATGGAACATCAAACTATCAGATTTGGCCCTTATTCTGGAACCACCAAAATTGATTTGACCTTGGCTAGCGTCTATGCTTATCGTGTTGCTTCCTACCTGCATGAATGAGCTGGTGGAGGCGTCCAGCCCAATAGTGCCGCCGCTCCATACCCGATAATTCCCCATTCGCGAGCCACTAGATGCCCACGTCCAATTAAAATTACCGGTGAATGTTGTATTCGCAGTGTTTGCGCCTCCTAAATCTACGGCAGTGCCATTAGCGGTTGTGCCATTACCGTTTGTAAGCGTGAATCCTCCGCCATCATTCATCACAAGCAAATTCGTACCATTATACTTGAGAATGTATGTGCCTCCGGCTTTAATGGACCCTATAGCCAAATTGTTGCCGTCGTTGCCCTTGATGGACACTGCACCAAGTGCGTCAATATTCAGCGAGCACGTCCCGGACGTATTCGCATTGGTAAAAGTGATCACCGCATAATTGAGCTGGTTATAGTTTGTGAACTTGGAGCCATTGAGGGATACCGAATAGGTGTTCGTGCCAGATGCCGTGCCCGTTGGCGATGCATTCAGGATTGCCTGATACATGTCAGCCGCAGCAGTTGGCGTGTACGTCTTACCGCGGATGGTATTATCGACCTGTGTAGTGAGGGTTGTGCTCGTGGTCTGACCGATGGCCAGAACAGGAAGTAACAGAAGAAATAAAAATATTTTTTTCATCCTTGGGCTTTCTTTTTATCAATCCACCGCTGAATAAACCATATCAAAAAAATGATCATTTCAAATCCGGCCCCTGGGGCCAGCAATAGAAAGTCATTCCATACCAATTTATGACCCATCACGGGCTCCAACATATCTAGGTTGAGCTGATTAGCCCTAATCCACAGGAAAAGAAATATGCATGCGAAAGATCCGACCCACGTAAACTTTTTCTCTGCGGAGTATGTGCGGAAGTTAAACACCGTTGATGGATCGTTATCCCCAGCGTATTGCCTTCTCCTGATCTCCATCTCAGCCAAATTCCAAAGGAACCAGCCGATAAATGCACCAATAAAATTCATATTGAATGTGGATTAATAGTAAACTCTCCAGTTCCCCGCAGTCTGCCCGGGGTTGTCAACCTTGGCCCGAATGGTACACCCTGGAGGCACGAGGTCGGGATTCACCGATCCGGTAACGATATCCCATTCGTTGCCCTGCTGTACTGCACCCGCATCGCCAGTGCCGCCAGATGACGGGTACTGCACGCCGCTGGCGTCATAATTCCCGCAGTGCACCACCACCCGTTTGCCCGACGGCGGGGCATCAAGCTTTGAGTTTACAGCGCTTTTAACCTGGTTGGCATCTTCATCACGCCACCGGTTGTGCACCCCGTCCACGTTGTTTTTGTTTTTGTCGTCCCAGGTGATATTTCCCATCTTTGGCTATGTAGAAGATCCTACCCAAATATAACCGTTCTCAGTTAATTCAAGGCTCACCTGTGTCAAGAAATCCTTAATCTGCGGAGGATTGATAAGATCAACGATCTCATGGACCCGAACACTGACTACCAACCGGCCGAAAACTGAGGTCGTTGAGTCCATTTTTTGCGGGTCGCCTATAACTATCTGGCTGATCTCGCGGTGCATAACAAATGGGGGTTCAAACCCAAGTGTTTTATACCTGGCATCCATCAGGATGGCCCTGCAGATGCCCATAAGCCGATGCAGCTTAATCATTGCCCGCGTGTCCGGACTTTCATTGTCGCGCGCCTTGGATCGCACATAGACATCGACATAGTAGTTATATGTGCCATCAGTCTGGCGCGTGTCCTGGTTGCTAAAGGGGCCGCCGGCAAACATTACGTTTATCGCATCCAGCTCGGTGTAATCGAAGTGTATCAGACGTTCGCGCCATACTATCAAATCCTCAAGATCGTAGTTGCCCGTCTTGAAAAACTGGTTTTCAATCTCCACCGTCAAGATTGCGCCGATCTGATCGCGCACCAGCTCGAAAGATTGAGGAGGTATCCCGTTTACAATTACGCTCATTCGAAATCTTTTAAGATCACCACGATAATACCCAGGGTTTGATCCGGGAACCATTCATCCACCATATAGGTGTACACAATGCCGGTGCTGTCTGCTACCTGCACCTTATGGTTTCGCAGATTGACATCACCTTGAGAGGTGCGAACCGGGTAGCCCTGCTCGGTGAAGAATGCCGCCTCATTAACCGTCACATGCGATTTCTTCACGTTGATCTCAACCCCCGTCTGCGGGTCTATACCGCGGTGAATCTTGGCGTGCGTACCCGAGCCGGTTGCGGTCTCCCCAGTGGGCGCGATGAACGTAATCGGCACGGCAAATCCCGTTGCCTGATCACCGAGTATCTGCCGCGCGTGCTGGCGCGCAAGGTCGAGAATATTCATAAATCGTCATTTAAAGAAAAAGCCCCTATTGTTGAGCGACAACAGGGGCCTACAATCACCATATACTACCCTCTATTCTTTACCGACCAAAAGGTCGTACAGCGTCTCTTTGCTTGCTGACGGGTCGAATTCCACGCCTTTCTCCCTGAGCATTTTTTTGATCTTTCGAATGCCGATAGAATCTATCGGACCGATCATGCCAGGCGCGCCTTCGTCCTCTTCATCCGCGTCATCGTCGCCACCTGTATCGTCAGATTCATTTTCGAGTCCTGCCTTCAACGCTTTTTCCAGATTGGCGGCGTCAACCGGCGGAGGAGCGTCCTGCGATTCACATCGGGACAAAAAACCCTCCTTCTCGAGAATCTCTGCATTTCCCGGAGGGAACGCGGTCTCATCAACGATATCCCCCGAATCGTAGATTTTATTCAAGCCCCCGACCGAAAGGGCAATTACCTTGTACTTTGCCATTATGCTACGGCTTTAAAGGTGTAGATCTGATCCACGGCCACCGGGATGGGGAGAGGCGCTGACTCTACAAACACCTTGTGAACCGCGTTTTCCTCATTTGTGAATTCACGAATGATAAATTGTCCAGTTGTCACAGGCTGGCCGGGCTTCAGCAGTTGGGGGACGGCAGCATAGCCCAGGACGAAATCAGGCGTTTCGGAAGGCAACAACGCAACCTTTTTGGTATCCCAATACGGCGTGCTTACACCCGCTGAGTTTTTGTAGAACTGAGGGTATGTCCACAGACGAACCTTATAAGATCCGGCTGTAATAATACCATTCAGGTTGGCGCCCACCGCATTACGGCGCGGACCTGTAACCTGATCCAGGGCCATGTTGAAAAGGTTCTGCCTGGTCTGGAATTGCGTATTCTTAAGCAGATCCGAAAGAGCTTGCTCGCCCATGATGGCATCGAATGTGTCCGCATTGGTCAAGCCAACTGTGCGGATGAACTTGCAGCCGTTTGCAAACAATGCAAACGGGTCAATATTGTCCGCAAAATACTGACCCGCTCCGGGATCAACCAAAGACGCTGCCTTGCGCCTGTAGTTGATGTTTATGCCTTGATCCAGCTGCACAATACCGCTATCAAACACCTGAGCGCAGTTAAGCTCAATACGGCGAATGATCTTGTTACGCAACGCAGTTACCTTACGGGCAGACTCATTGATCAGTTGAGCAAACATTGCATCAGTGATTTCGGTTGCGCCGAACAGGCGATCATAGAGCTGCAGTTCGGTCATATCGAACCATTCCTTGAAGAATGGAGGGACAAAGATTTTTTCAGTGGATTTCTCCCACTGATTGCGATTGCCGTCAGTACCACGAATGACATCTACCGCGATGGGCTCACCGGCGCGCTGCACCTCGATGGAGAGTTCCTTTGTGGTGGATTCCTCCACGCGGAAAAACGACTGCATGAACATGGTCGGCATGGGGAGCTGTGCATAGGTAGCCACCAGCTTTTTGGTGTACAGGCCTTGAGCATCTGCTGCTGCGATAGTTGCCATTTTGGTATCTGCTTTTTAAAGTTTAAAAATTCTTTTCTCTGCGATTAGTTGTCAAAATCTGACATCTCGGTCGATGCAACAAGATGCACGCCCTGGGCCTGGATATGGTCTTTGTACCGGCGACCAGCCACTACCGTTTCCAAGGTATCACCCTTGAAAAACACCACAGCGTTTTTGTTCACATCACCCTCAACGATAATTGAGGTTTGAATGGTCGCTCCGGCGTCTATCTGCAAGTCTTCCGCGATGAATCCGACAGGGAGCTGGCTACCATCAGTCGCCGTGGCGCTGGCAGGCAAAAGGATGTCCGTCCCTGTGATGCGACCCATTACCGTACCTGCCGGCAAGGTGATCGGTGCATATCCGGAATTGTTTACGTATACCTCTCCTTGCGAGCGGTTACGGCCCAGGAATACCCGGGTGCGGTCAGTGTTGAATGTTGCTTGCTGACCGGTATTGACTGGGTTCGTGATAGTACTCATCGCGATTTTTCCTCTGTTTTCGGGTTAAGAAAATTATTTTTTTGCAAGCCCCAGGGACTTGTCGAGATCGGCCTCAAAAGCCTGAAGCTTTTTCGTTTTTTCATCAGTCGCCCCGGCCGGTGATCCGGTCTCCACTTCTTTAGCAGCTTCGCTTTCAAGCTTACCCAGGGCGGCGCTGCTCTGCATCTTGCGACCGAATTCGGCAATCTGCTTTGCGGACATTGCCTCGCCGGACTCGATGATTTTTTTTACGCCGACAGGATCTACGTCCACGTAGACCAACGCGGCCTCTACGCGGTCCTTTTCCTTTACAACGCCAGCCTTTACACCTTCGTTATATGCCTCGGCATAAATAACCGGGTGTTTTTCTTTCAGTTCCGCAAGGTTCATAATCGTATTTTCTTTTTTCGGTTCGTCTACTTTTGGAGGGTTTGCCGCGGCCGCTGCCAATTTGAAATCACGCAAACTTTCACATTTCGCAAAAGCTTTGGCCTGTGATTCGAATGCTGCCTGTTTGCTGGGGGTTATCTTATTGACCTTTCCAGCCAAACCAATTTTTTTAAGATCCGCGCCAGTTAATACAACCTCAACTCTACCATCTTGAGAAAAGATATTTTTCAGTTTGATATTTCTCTCCTTCAGCTGCGGCAAAGCTTCAAGCGCATCAACGTCAATCCTAGCACGCATGGCCTTTTCAAGATCCTTGTTTGTCTTGATCATCGTAACCTCTAAGGGGCTACCTGAAAAACCGGATGCGCTTTCTATCCAGTCAGGATATGCAGCACGGTGCAAAAGCGCTTGCGTAACATCAAGTACCTCTACCCGCTCCGCAGGCAAATAGCACATTGCGAAGAATCCGGCAGAATGAAGTGCGGGGCCACCTTTAAATATGGCCTGGGCCTGAATCTCTTGAAACTTCTGCATGATCGACTGCATGAACTCCGGTTCGCCGCCATCGGTATTTACTCGGATATGCAGTTCCTCGTCCGGATTATCCTCCGTAGCTTCATTGATCTGATCAAAGAAGAACATCGCATTGTATTGCGAGATGTAGCCGAATAAAAGGATATCCTTAGCCATTATGGTTGCGAATGTTCCAATTTTTCCCCACTAATGCAAATTTTGTGGAATTTTTTTCACTATTCGGAACCGCCGATGGGTTTTTTTGAGGTTTCTGGCGCCGGTGCAGCCTCTATTCCCAAGGTCTTTGCACGCTTGATCTCATCCGCAAATTGTTCAACATTCGCATCGGATTCACCCCCGTTAAGGGCTTCCGTAGCGGCCTCCCCGGTAGTGAGTGGCAGAGCCGCCCCGGCCGGCCCAAGCTTCAGCCGCTCGGCCTGTACCTCCTTCAGCGGGTCGATGTGCGGCACATTGGCGCCCACCCATCTAGCATTGAAGTAGGCCGATAGGGCCATAAAATTGTTGTCAAAAAACGCGGGCAAGAAACCAGGTGCCTGGATCTTGAATTGCAGAACCTCAATAGCCAGCCAGAATTCATAGATGAACTGGTTGAATTGTTCTGAGAAGTTCGACCGCTTAACCATTAGGGTATGTTCCCAGTCCTTGATAGCTGCCCGGCTGGCTGAAAAGTTGGAATTGTATTTCGAAAGGCCAACATCAGGCGGAAGCTCTACGCTTGCGCAAAGCATCTCGGTATTGACCATAAAAAAATCTTTGAAATAGAGTTCGTTTTTAGATTCAAGGGCTTTCAGCGATTGTTTCATGCCCATGTTGAATACCTGCTTATTGGTGCTGACCGCTATGCGATTCGCCAAAACTTCTCCATCTGCCGTCTTAGGCAGATCGTTATTTGGGTCATAACCTGCAGCAACGGCCATTTGTCGAGTCAATGGATTCGATTCGTCGGAGCCCTCCTCGTGCTCAATGGTGTAAGCAATCTTGGCTCGCTCCTCAGCGCTGCCCACAGTTGCCTCTTTGTATCGCTCCATTTTTTTGGCAGTCTCGAGCACAGCCGATACCAGCGGCAGCCCGCGGGTATTGTCCAGGCGGTACTCATTGCCATAGATCAACCGTGCCATTACCAGACCGGTGCCGTCACTTTTGGCGGACACTCGTTCAGTATCTAACGTTATCCCAGGCTTACGGACGTGGTAGGCAACATGCTCCCCCGTGGGAGATATCTCAACACCATGCACTATCCGGTTGCCGTTGGGCAATGGCGGTGCATAGAGGTCAGTACCCCACATCGACGGCGGGTTTTGCACGTGCTGACCATCTACCAGCTGAACAGTAGCCCGTTTATTTTGGTACCTCAAAATCACCAACACATCACCACCCACAATAGCGTTTTTATAGGCCTCCTGTGTTTGGCGTCCTAAGCTTTTCATTCGGGCATAGTCTGACTCTGTTGATCTTGCCCACATGGAGAATCTGGCCTCTACCAGCTCACTAAAAGCATTCGTGTCAAGCGTTATGCCTTCTGATTGCAACACGAGTCGGTTGGGTTCTGCCTGCAGCTTTAATCCCTTACCTATAACCCAGGTGATAGATCGTTTGATAATGATCTGGGAAATCTCGCTTTCAAGTAGAGACTGCCATGATCGCATGCGCAGAATATTATAATCAAGGGAGTATGATCTGGGGGGGCCTACCTCGCCCAAGTTCTTTTCTCCGTTATAGCTATGCGTAAACAGAATATTAGAATATCCTGAGTATTGACTGGATGCGGCCATGCGCGGGCGACGTACCGGCGCTGAAACTTCTTTCGTTTCCGGCACATCAAAAATTGCCGGCCTAACTTTGGCAACCGCTTGCTGTTTCTTCTTAGCAACCATATCCTGTTAAATTCTTTCCGTCCACTAATCGGGTAATTCGCCCGGTGAGTTTCTGCTTTTCTCGATTCAATAATACCTCCCAGGCCGTAATCGAATCGGCCACACCCTTTGCACTCTTGGGGGTTGAGCTAATGATAGTCTGCCCATCATTAAGCGAGTATTGGGTTATGGCCTCTCCTTCAGCCGCCTGGGCAGCCGCTGCGTAAAGGGAACTTATGATTGATTCAATCGCTGCAATTCTGTCCTTTACACTTTTGCAAGTGCCCATGTATTGATGAAAGGATGAGTAATATTTTATAGCCATACTCCAAAGCTACGATTTTTTTACAAAGTCTTGATTTCATCAATTTTGGCAGCGTCAATGCTGGCAGTAGAGGGCTGCGCCGGAATGCCTGTGCCCGGTGTCGGTATTGATGGCGGCCCGGTGCCAGCGGTGGGGTGCATATGCGCGTTGAAAGCATCAACCAAATCGTTATGATCTTGCTTTAATTGATCGAATCCCTGCTGTAACTCTTGGAACCTAGCTAGGTTTTTTGCACTCCCACCGAGCTCAATCGTACCATCGTTTTTCAACCAGGTATATATTTTTAAATTGCCCTCAGCATCGGTCGAGTAAATTCTAAACTCACCAGCATCGGCAATCTGCTGATCGTTAAGGTACCCAATTATCACCGCCTTTCCTGCAACCTCAGTGGCACTGTATATGGCGCGCATTCCAGCAATTGGATTTGAATCGATGCCATACGGGGCCGCCTCGCGAGCTGTCCTTACATCGCTCCTACCTTTTACTAAAATCTTTACTATACGGCTACTGAGTTTACCTATCTCTGTGGAGATAACTTTAGAAAGTATCATTTCAATGTAGGTTGATGCCCTTAAACAAATATTTCACAGCTTCGTTATTGTATACCTCTGGTAAAGCGCATGTAAGTGTTGCAGTCGTGCCGCCCTGGTCACCTCTTAGGTCAACTTGTTCGATAAACCAACGAGATTTTTTGTATAGGTACACACGTGGATTTACAACGGTTATCATATTGTTCGGTTTAATGACCTTGCCTCCAATCTCCCAACGGTCGGTAGTAATAATCAATTTCAAATTCTTCAACTCGTTTGACAAGGCCATGCGTGCCGCCTTGTCTGTATCTATGTCTGTACCTGACGTCTGAGTTATTACGCGTGGTCGGTGGACAAATGGCACATATGGGTTTTTTGTCGAAGCCTCCCCGGCATTGTCTCCCTCATCATCGGCCTGCTGGACTATAGTGATATCAGAATGCATCCCCTGACCGTTAAAATCAAGCTCCATCTTTGTGAACGGAGTGCCCCCTTCTTTCTGGTAGTGGATTATTGGCTGCCTGGTCGTGTCTGCGCGCGTAAAGATTACAGCGCCGGCCTCATTGTGAGTCATGATAATGCCCTTCTGCGCGGCCAATTTTGTAAGGTAATCCTTAACCGTCTCCGTTGCTTCAGCGGTGGTTTCATCAAATGTTTCATCCATCAAAGCGGATACCGATCCATTAACAATCATTTTCAACCCAAAAGGCTTGAGCATTCTGGATGATATCTCACGGAGACTAAGCCCGTCATTTTGCAGAGGATAAGACGATGGGTCTATTTGGCAATCCTCAAGGAACCCAGGCAGAGAATAGCCTGAAAAAGAAACGAGCGATTTTGCCGCCGCGTCAGTGAATTTTTGATTCATCACATAGCCGGTAATCAGGTCCTCCCCATTATGCTTTACCTTTGCGATGTGATCATGCCCGATACACATAGCTTCCTTATGCTCTATATTGTCAGGATTGAAATAGGCGCTGAATGAAAAGGCGGATGCAACCGTGTCAAATCGTAAGCTCAAAGCAAACTCGTTAAACAATGAAAGTTTTCTAACTCTAATCCTATCGTTTATATATAGCTCCATTTACTCTATTAGATTAATAAAGGCATACTGACCAAAGTGTTTAATCGCTGCAATATTCGTTAATGGTATTTGCTTAGACATAGTATTTAACAGGGCGACCTTTCTGTATTGAAAGCATATCGTTAAGCCCGATATTGTTTGTGTTGATGAAATACTCCAGGTTCGCATCCACCTGATCGAGACCATAAAACCGATGTGTTAACAGCACCGGATTCGAATCAGATTCAAGGTAAATAGTTCGTTCCTGCTTACTTCCCAAAGCTATATTGGATAGATTGGCCAGCGTGTAGTTGATCAAATTTCCAAGGGCTATAATGGAGTCCGCATCAGGAATAAAGCTATCAATGTCTCCACCATTGGGAGTTTGTAATGAGTCAAGATCCTGCAGGAAAGTATTATACGCCCCAGATACTTGGCTGATCATAGAAAATACCTGATCCCTGTTTTGATAGTCGCTATCCGTAGGCGTAGCTGATGTAGTCGCCATTGAAGAAATGAGAGCACCACCATAGCTTTGAAATATTAGCTTTTTAGATGGCTCTTTTATTGTCGCCAGGTTAAGCCTGAGTAGATCTATTTGCTCTTGAAATAAGCCCAGCCTAGAGCTTACCGACTGCTGAAACAATGCCGGGTAATTGATCACCGCTTGAATAGCCCGCATCGCAGCCAGCGGCTCAGCAGTTGCGTTATTTATGGCGGTCGTCGCTGTATTGAACAGATTGAAATAGGCCTCCGCATCATCTGTGATTGATACATGTTTCTTTCCTATTGCATACAGACTTGAGTTATTCTGACCCATTACGTTGACATCAGTGGGGCTCGGCTCCACAACATTGGTGGCAAATGAATTCGCGAATGTCTCATCAAGGGTCACCTTATCGAAAGATATTTTATCTTCCGGATCTTCGGCCCCGCGCGGTGCATCCTCCGTTATGGTCTCCATGATCGACAAAGTAAATTTGCTGATGTTGTACCCAGTATTGTCCTGGCGTATGCTGGAGCACTGCACGAACAAAGACCCGTAGAGCGGGTGTGAAACCCGCCACGGCCTTGGATCATCCGCTGACTCCCAAAATGCCTGCGCGAGATCCAGATGATCATCCCCATCAAAAAGTAACTCAATGCTATGCTTTGTGCCCTTCGGCTCCTGCTTATCCAGCAACGTTCCCGCTAGGCCTGGAAATTCAAATTCCGTTACATTGTAATCCTTCTCCCTGCCGGGATTCATCCATTTCGGACGATGCTCGCGGCCGTCGCCAGTGCGGATAATAACATCCGAATTTATCGTCGATATCCAGCTCATTTGACCCGCTCTATTTGTTTTTCCGCCTCGGCTATGTAAATATCATTCATCTTGGACGCGCTGATGAGGCTCGCGCTTTCCATAAACCCAGTGCCCTTTACCCTCACCGACCTGTGTTCTTGATACGAGAATAGTGGTCTCAATTTGATACGATTATCGTTCACTGAAAGCACCTTGAATAGGGTCTGCTTTGCGTTATTTCCAAGGACATAGCCTCCAGCCCCAGCTTTTACCGCAGCATGGCGGAACTTTTGGGCAGGTGTCTTACCCTCAATGGTATTGGCATTTACCACATTTTTAAGCCCCGTAATGCGGTTTTGAGGGCGGACACCTCGGTTAGAATTACCGCCTCGGGCCTCATTCATGGGGATAAATGAACGGCCGCCAATTACCCCGCCGTGCTCCTGTTGCTCCAACTCGGCCACTGCCTTGTCCGATTTGGCCCCCCTGGCTAAAAACCCAATGGTGGCCCGCATGCTGTCGATATTGTAGCCCATGGCCATTTCCACGCTTGAATTTGCACGGAAAAAGTTTGGCATGCGTTGTGTAAATTCACGCTTGGCCGACTCCGGCATCGTGTTCTTCTTAACGTCAAAGGCTGCACTGTTTAGGGTTGAGCGGATTGCATAGGGCAGCACAGACCTGGACATCTTTTCAAGCCGGTTGGTATGCACTACAAGTGCCGATGAGTTGATATCTATGAACATTTATTTTAAAGATACTATGAAACTACTACTTGTGCTAATTGCCTTTGTGGCTCTATCCTGCAGTGAGCCCGCATTAATCCCTAACGAAGTTCGCTCACACGTTTTAAAATTTGAAAACGAAGCTGCGAAAAGAGGATATTTTATAACCGTAGAAGTAGACATTTTTTTGGGTCATTATGAAACATCATTTTATGATCCTAACAAAAATGCAATATTCATTGACACAGCCAGCGAGAACTACAAAAAAACTCGAGAAGAGCTTATAGCTCATGAGCTCGGGCATGCTGTATTAAACAGAGACCACGATTTTTCAAAATTACCGAACCTGTGTTACAAATCCGTAATGGGTAATTTTTCAAACCGCATGTACTCCGGGTGGAGCTCAGCTGAGACCTCGTTTAGAGAAAAATATTATTACGATGAGCTTTTCAATCCATCAGTTAGTACACCTGATTGGGCTATATCTCATATAGGACCGAAATAAAACCACGATTAAATCCTGTGGAGTCATAGCTGGCTGAATCAAAAATACCGGCGTTCACCCTGCTTACCGTGAAGACCGCAGGGTCTGTGGGTACAGCTATACCCCATGATACCTCCCCCTGTATAGCCGAATTCGAAACAATAAGATCACGTACCGATTGTACAAACACATCAGCGTCAGGTTTAATCGAAACCGACAAAACCCCTCTTACCTTTCCAGCAAGTAACCAAGAAGGAGCATTTACCAGTTTTGAGGCATCTGCATCCATGTTCCAATCGCCTATACTAATCGCTACAACGGGCATTCTATTAGCTATTATAGCCAGTAGCGATTCATAAATTTGAAAACCATTGGTCGAATTATCAGGCAGATTATTAGGCGTAACGCCAGCCTCGGACATCATTCTGGATAAAAATTGATGCAGGTCACCATAGACTACCTCGTTTACCGGGGTTCCATTACCTGACCCATCATTATCTCTTATTCTCCCGTATGGATAACTGCCTCCAGGTGGGATCACATTGGGTTTTGAAGCTAAGGAGCGTGCCATTTTTTTATACGTAATTAATAAATAAATACCCTATTGTCTGGACCGGTTTCGTTCTGAGGATAATCTGCCTGAATTCCAATTTGCGATTTATATCGACATCCGCAAAACTTAAATAAGGACCTGCTACGAAAAATGTACTCTTTAGATTTGGGCCGACATTGAACGATGAGTCCAAAACCTCATCCAAATAGTTCACGACAAGGTTACCGAAATAGCCACCATGTTGTTGATCTCCGTGCTGAAAATCTCCGTGTTGTGACCCTATAATACCGAGCCCCCCGGATAAATCAAGCGGATTCTGCGTAAAGTAACCCCCGCCTCCATAGGCAAATCGATTCTCGTATACATAAACATCGAATCCTGCATCCCTAAGTTGTTTTTGCAAGAAGCGGTAATTCTCACGCGCTGGGATATTCCCCGGATGATTCATTTTTCTGATGATCGCCAGCTTTCTGTCGGTCAGCGGTACCGACCCGTTTGTGATCAGCCCCAGGCGTCGCTCCCAGGCTGTAGCGTCATCTGCGGTAAAGTTGTCGTTGTCAGGCAGAATGCTATCCAGTGTGGAGATCATATCCCTATAAGCTCTGCCCTCGCTGAGCGCGAGCGCGCGATGCAGCCGGTACAGTATTCCGTTCTCGCGCATGCGAAACGCCCTGCCTGTTGGATACAGCTGGCGCGACAACTTCAATATGCGATCCTGGAAACTCATGTAAAGGATACGGAATTTAAGTTAGGAATGTCGCCTCCTGTGAACGTCCACGTGCTCACCGGAGTACCGTTGACCTCGATGGTTATTGCCCCAAACACACTACCCGGCCTTACAGAGAGGATAGCCGATATAATTCGGTTTGCATCCAAGATATCATTTTTTGCCTCCAGCACGTCAGCGCCAGCCACAAACGGCCTGATGGCGCTTACCAAAGAATCCAGGGCATTCTCGATCGCTGTTTGTATGTCCACTGTCAATCCTTGGAAAGATGCTATCTCAATGTCTATGGTCTTGATTGTAACGGGCAGGTAATGCACTGCCCAGATCCCGAGCGGCCGGCGGCCTCGTTCATTGATTGGTTTGGTGGTGTCTGGATCCATCTCCACAACAGCCTCCACCTGCTGGAGCATGGTAGCCGACGGGGTTCCCAGGCCGTCGGTAGAGTCTGCAGGGGTGGCCTCAACATACAGATTCACCTCAGCAGTAGCCCCAGATTTCGCATAGGGATAGACTCGAGCCACGCCCTGCACGTCAGCCGCCCAAATTCTAAAATCACTGGCAGCGCCGCCATTGGGCTCCAGCTGGTAGGCCAATACTGCCGCTGATCGGTAATCCTCAATGTTCTCTGAATCCAAGGGGGGTACGCTTTCCGATGAAACTACCGCGGATCTGTTCACATTGGCGATCGGGGCCGTGGCCGTAAGCGTGTCGCCGGCCGCCAGTTTGCTGGCTGTCCCGGCGGTAAGGGCGCGCAAAGTGATTTCATCCGATGTCGTTACCATGATGTAGGCGTTATCCAGGATGAAAAGAAAACCCGGGCTAAGGGAATCATCATTGCTCTTAAAGGTTGTTTGGGCAGGGATAAGTGCCGCTATCACGCCCGTTACAGTTACCTTGTACTGTCCAGCCTGGGCCGGGAACGGATCACGGCCCAGTTTTATGCGCCCGAATCTCTCCAGCGTGCCGCCCGAGGCCTCTGGATCTGCTGTATCGACGAATACATTTTTTTGCACCACACCTACTGCCAGGTAGAAAAGTTTCAATTTAGCGGCCTGGACGGCGGCGAGTGCGCGAATAAATACCTTTCCAAAAATCGGTATAGAAAAGCCGAATTCAGTTTCAAGGTCCGATTTAATCGCGGTGTAAAGCTGCGATATGGTGGGTATGTTGATCATATAAAGTCAAAATCCAGATCGTAATCAAATCCGTTTGTAACCGGTCCTGGCGCAATACCCTGACCCTTTTCCTGAGGTGTTATAAGTTCCGCGCGCGTAGCATCCCAGATGAAAATAAAATCCCTTCGCTCAATGTTGCCGGGCTGCTGCAGGCGCACCCCTATTACCACCCGATCAGTGGCCACGATCGATATGGCGATAGCCACCTGGCAAAAGTCTTTCATAAAAAGCAGGTCTGCCTTTACTGCCTGCTCAATCAACCTGGCGCCGGCGCTGGTCAGCGGGGTATTAACCAGAGCCCTCTCCGTGTTTGAATTGAACTGCACACCCTGATCGTTTGGGAAGAATAATGCATTGCCCCACCAGCTGAAATCCTGCTCTGTTTCAAGACGCTTGTTTGTAGTGCTCGCCTCAGTATTCCCCCCGAACATTGCGAGATACGGCATATTCTCAAAGCCTTGAATCCATGATAAGTCCTTTGGCTTCTTTACCAGGTCTCCGCCGTTACCGCTGTCTTCTATTACGAGCAAATCCATGGCTAAAATTGCAGGGTTGAACTCAATGAAATCGGGATAGGACCTTTGCCGGAATCGACCTCAGCTCTGCCAGTCTCATCCTTCACGGTGATGGTAGCGTTTTGTTTGTTCGTTATGGAATCGATCCGATTCGTCATTGCCTCCTGCTCAGTAGCCTTTGGATTGACGGCTGGCGTAACCTGCAATCCCATATCAACTCGCATCTGCTCAATCCCCTTGGCAATCTGCGCAAGCTTTTCAGATCCGGTAAAACTTGCCATAATCTGGAGAACCTGCTGTAGGGGATATATTATGGCATTGAATATCGTTTTTCCAATCGCCATAATTCCTGAAACAATTCCACCCGTTGAGAACGATTTGGCAATAAAGTCCCAGTTTTCACGGAACGATTGAATCAACGACACGACGAACCCCAGAGGACCGAGGACTAAAGACAGCGCCGCCCCCCATTCATTCCAATGTTTGACCATGGCGACTACGACCACGATGAGAGCTGCCACCGCGATCACTGTGAGGCCTATTGGGTTTGCGCTCATCGCCGCATTCCATGCCCATTGAGCCGCCGTTACCAGCTTCGCGCGCGCTGCCCAGATGAGCATTACATCAGCCCACAACTTCACGCCGAAAGCTATACCGGATACAGCCAAAGACAGAATCCCTATAGCGGCCGCCAGTATCAAAATAGTCTTTGTGGTTTTCGGGTTGTTCCTGGCGAATGCAGTAAACGATCTCAATACCGGCACTATCATTTTAATCAGATCGTTCAACACAGGCAGCAGCAATGTGCCTGCGGTAATCGCAAATACCTTGAGGTTGTTCTGAGCTTTTGCCAGGTTGGCCGCTGTCGTGTTGTTCTTCGCATTGTACTCGTTTAAAAGTGATGTGCCGGCCTGGAACTCTCGGTTAGAGATGCCCTGAAATTCTGCCAGCATATCCAGCGACGAGCCGAGCGCGCCCACTACTTTTATAGCACCGGCGTCTGTAAGCTTTAGGGCCTTCAGCGTCTTTGACAAACCCACGGCATCCATGCCTTTGAGTGATTTGGCAAATTCGGTCACAAACTTTGACGGGTTGGTGTTGATGAGAGCCGCGGCCTGCTGATTGGTCAGGCCCATTTGCTTTGCGAATTTGGATAGATTTTGAGATCCAGTTAAGAGCACGTCACCGAAGGCACGCGAAGCTATTTCAGCGGTTATCCCTGCTTTATTGAACACTGATCCAAATGCGGCCACATCCTGGATAGATGGCTTGATGGCATCCGGTAGCTGGCCCACCCTGGAGATGAATTCCGTCAGCTCAGGCACGACGACGCCCTTTGCCGATAAAGCGTTGATGGCTGATCCGGCGCGTGTTATTGCATCGCTGATTTCAAGATTTCGAGTTTCTTTGAAAAGAGTTTTCAGCCCACTGATAGCCCGGGTAGCACCGTCTACCCCTCCGGAGAAGTCAGAGCCGAGGGCAACATTGAATTTATTTACCGAATCCGTAAATCCCACGAGGTCTTTTTCGGCAATACCAAGCTGGCCGCCGATGGCGCCGATGGTTTGCAACTCCTCAATGGATGTCCTCGTGTCGCCGGACATTGACAACAGCGCATTACCGTATTTCTCAAGGGATGCGCCGCTGAGCCCCGTGGTCTTTGCGATGTCGGCCATCCTGTCCTCAAAGGCTATAGCCTCGCGCGTTGCCAAGATGAGAGGGGCCAAGACAGCCAAACCGATAATGGCTGCTTTTTTCGAAACATCAGCCGCGGCAGATGACAACGATCTGAACCGCCGCTCCATCCTGGCAAGCTCCTCCTGCGTCGTTTGTGAGAGTGATTTTATCGAGCGCACTATCCCGCGTATAGGCTGCGTCATCTGATCGACGGCTTTAAACACGGATGGGATGGTAAACGCTTTCATTTTTTGTCTTTGATCAGCTGCTTTATCTCTTCATTCACCTTGATCACATCGTCCACCCAGAATTCCAAACCTAAATGGTCTACCCTATCAAGATAAAGGCCACCCAAAATTTGAGGTGGCCAATGGTGCTCTCGGGCTACCGTCCTAAACATATTGTTTAGGCTTTCTGGGTCTATATAAAAAAACCCGCTATGCTCCTCGTTATGCGGCGATCAGATGAATCAAGGCTTTTGATAATACCTTTCGGCTGCTTGGTCAGTGCTGCCATGATTGCCACCAAGCGCTCATCACCATCCGTGGCAGATACACCTTTCATGTACGGGTGCTGATCTTTCTCCGTCATCCTGGCCCTGAATTTCAATTCGCTTATTTCCTCAGCTTCGCCGATCGGGAAAAATAGCGTTTGCGTGAATTCCATTGTGTCCGGATTCAAGATCAACACGCCCTCCTCCATCGCACTTTGAATAGTTTCGATGGAATCCTTATGGTTCTCTCGGTGATCCTTGAGAATTTTTTTCCAGTCCAGCCACTTTTCAACCTCGGCCTGGGCCATCTCTGCAGTCAACTTTGCCATCTTATCCGACTATTTTTTTCATTTCTCCGCCACCTGATACCTTGATGGCCATTGTCCCAACGTTGGTGTTCCCCTGGATGTCACCAACCGGGCGCCCCTTGGCCTTCCATACGGTGCCATTGATATGGGTGAACGTCCAGTCGGCATCCACCGGATGCGCAGCCAACGCGGAGGCCTGGCTGAGCTCGTCCGTGGAGTTCATGTCCCAGGTTACTGTGCCCTCGCCAAACCATTTAACACGGTTTAGTTGGTTGATTGCGCGGCCGCCGCCGTCGATCTGATTGGCGTCATCGTTGGTCCTGAAACCTCCCGTGTCAAATGTAAAATCCTCATTTGATTTCGGGTACCAAACGCCATTCCCTATATCGGGATGGTTATATGTGATTTCAAGAAGATCACCGGAGACAACTGCCATATTTCCTTAATTTAATGTTCCAAAGTTAAATCCGGCCTCTGCCGTGGTGCTGGCGATTCTTGCGACACCGCTACGCTTATACCTGAAGAATGTCTCCAGCCTGTCAGGGTTCACCGTGCTGATGTTTACGCGTATGGATGCCTGAGTGAACTTCTTATCCACGATGAGACCACGCTGCTCAAGATCTTCGGCATATGAGTCCACAATGCCTTTCCAGGTTTTGGGCTTGATAACATTCGTTACCAGAACAGTATCGGAGTCTCTGGCTATAACCTTGTCCCGCACGTTTATTTCCTCGAGCAACAGGTAACCATAGCGCACGTTAAAATCGAGCATCAGGTTCCTGCAGTATCGGAACTGCGGGGGCACCTCACCCATAGGGTGATAGGTCGTAACAAAGTCTTGCACCTGGTACGCGCCCGCTACAAGGTCAACGGTTGAGCAGCCTTTTTTCACGATTGCATCCCTGTTGTCATATATCGACATGCTGCCGATCTGGTCAGGGGTGGGCATATCGGGATATGATTTACCTCCGACATCGAGGTGAGGAGTATTTTGAGAGATTACCGAAAAGAGGAGAGTCATATTAGCCGCAGCCTCAAAAGCAAATCCCTTGCTCGCAGGCGCGGGGGCTACCGCTATGGTCACCTCAGAGGAACGGCCATCGGTCAATGAGCTTGGGTCGTCAAGCACGGAGCCGCTGACGGCTATGAACGGTTTGAATACGATCCCCGAATAACGGCCAGTAGGTAATGTATTTGATGGCTTACCATTGAACGCCTCCAGGGCGTCAAGTATTGACGACACCAATCC